ATTTTTACCACCACCATTACTATCGCCATACGAATTAAATTCAAATCCACCAACTACATCAACCTTGAGTAATCCATCTTCTCCGTAGAGATTAGTGCCATCAGGCAATGTTAATACACCACCTGTGCCAAAGGTCCAATCGTATCCAGTACTAGTGGTGTAATTGGTGCCTATAAATAGACCAACATTATCTACCTGTATGTATTGTTTGCCATCTGGGCTAGCAACCCCACCACCAGCTGTAGGTGTTACAAACCAACTTGAGCCGTCTCCAGATCCTCCAGGCAGGCCCGGGTAACCATTGCGGATTAGACTACCAGTTGGGAATGTTAAATTACCACTTGTGCTAAGACTAACTGTCCATGTGCCGTTAATCAACGTTGACGTTGTGGCAGATACTGCACCACTAGAAAATACTGTACCGTTTAATAAAATTGATCCAGCAGTTGACAATGCCAATGTCCATGTGCCGTTAACAACGTTCGTAGATGATACTGCTGCCCTAACCAGTGTGCTGGTATTAAATGATTGTGCATATGAAGAGGTTGTGGCCCAACTTGATGTAGTGGCATTGACCGCCTGAGCTATCAATGTACCAGTATTGAACGATAAAGCATATCCACTTGTTGTAGCAAAGCTGGCAGTGGTAGCACTAACTGCTGTACTAACAAGTGTAGAAGTGTTAAACGATGTTGCATAGGTAGCTGTTACTGCTCTACCTACATACTGTGATGATGTAGTTGCCGCTAGGTAAGTAAAGACTGGTGCAGGATCGTATGATTGAGCATAGGTAGCTGTAACTGCTATAGCTACCAATGTGCTTGTGTTAAATGACATGGCATACGTAGCAGATGTAGCCAATGGTACCTGCGTGTACAATTCAGTAAAATTGCTGTTAGCTTTTACAAATGCAGATCTAATGCTCTCACCGTCACCTGCTAGTTCTGTTGATCCTACATTTATTGTTTGTTTTGACATAGTGATGATTACCTGTTTATACTAATAACGTTAACTGTACCCTGTGTCCAGTCACTGACCTTAGCACGAACCCAAACAAAATTACCAATAAAATTAAAAGATTTTGCCAGTGTAACCGGAGTTGTGTAGGTATTACTTGCTACTGCTACAGTAGTTAATACACCTGTGGTATCCATACTATATACAGCACCTATGCCATCTGCTGAAGTTAATGTAATATCTACCCAATCGTTAATAGTTGGGTCAGCAACCAACGTTCCCTGTACGCCAATGGTTCCTATAAAATTTGTAATTTTCCAAAATACAGTATGGAATCCGCTCGACCCTCCAAAATATCCGTCACCTTTTGTTTTGGCGCTTAGATAAGCTAAAGTGGCGTTATATGGTGGATGGACCAGCTGTACAGTGCTCACTGTGCTGGTCCCTGATGAGATAGTAAAAGTTAGATTTTGGCTTAGTGCTGGCATAATGTGTTATTTATGCCGCCAATACGTTCTCCCGAGGTATGAACTCTTCTACCTTTTTAACGTATCCGCTGAGGTATAATCCTGTCATACTCAGCATTTTATCATCATATACATACATAAATGGGTCCTGTGCCCATCGACGACGACCTAATAGCCACTCTTTGCTAACACCTGATAATTTTAACTTCTCTTTGTAATTTTCAGACCACTCTAAGAATGCTAGTCGTTTTTCAGCTGGCCACGTAGTTTTAAAAAAAATTCTATATTGATACATACCCTTGGGCAGTTGATCACATAGTATCTTTTTATGCCCGTTAGACAACAAGAAATCTAATTCTTCTTGTGTAGTGGGCCCACTGATTTTTTTAATCCAGAGAAACAGCCTTTCGTCAATTTCTTTAAGTAATGTAATATCCTTGCAAAATATGTTAAAATGTGTTCCTTCAACTCTAATTTGCAAATCTTTGCCTTTTAAAAATGGCTCTACTGCATCAATAAATTGTAATAATACAGTTTTATCCCCTTGAGTTTTTTCCCAATTATCAAATTTAAAGTTCTTGCTACCATTACACCATGCACGGGTTTCTTCTAACCCGGCATGTATAATTTTAGATGAGCCACGTTGTAGACATTCAACCTTGTAAGGCCATTTGTTATAGTACAGCTTACTAGATTTCAGTTTTTGAATCTGGGAGTGCATTGGTAACTTTTCCTTTCTCCACAGGCAGCACATCTATTACTACAAGTTTAAGTACATCATTTTCTATAATGACTTCAACAATCCCGCCGTTAGTTAACTTGCCGAACAAGATTTCTTTACTCAGCGGTTTCTTAATGTATTCGTCAATAGCCCGTTGTAACGGCCTTGCGCCCATTTTACTGTTAAATCCTTTGGCAATTAGATACTCAACTGCTTCTGCATTAGGTTTAACATGAATACTCTTGTCTTTGACCAATGCATTAAGTTCATCAATAAATTTCTTAACAACTTTGATCATGTTAATTTGATCTAACTTGCCAAATTTAATAATACCATCTAACCGATTACGGAATTCAGGAGCAAAGAACTTGTTAACTGCATCTTTGGGATCGCTGTCTTTTTCTAAACTACCAAAACCTACGCCGTTCTTTTCAGCATCTGCGGCTCCTAGGTTACTGGTCATAATAATAATAGCATTACGTCCATCTGCTTTCTTACCATTGCTGCCTGTGATAAAGCCGTTGTCCATTAGCTGTAGCATAACGGTCAGCACATCTGGGTGAGCTTTTTCAACCTCGTCTAGCAACAACACACAATTGGGATGTTCTTGTAGATTAGTAATTAACTGTCCGGCATTATCATCAAAGCCAACATATCCGGGAGGAGCACCAATAAATTTAGACACGCTATGTTTTTCTTGAAACTCACTCATGTCAAAACGCACTAACTTAACACCCATGTTAGTGGCCAGTTGTTTGGCAACTTCTGTTTTACCTACACCAGTTGGCCCTACAAACAAGAAACTGCCAACAGGCTTATTAAATGCTTTTAGTCCTGCCTGTGAAATAAACACTTTATCTAACAAAGTTTCAATGGCTTTTTCTTGACCAAACACTTTGTTGCGTAGATTCTTTTCAAGTGTGCCAAGATTTACACCTTCTTTAGAATTAATCTGTTCTAAAGGTAAGTTGGAAATTTTTGCAACTTCAAACAAAATTTCATCGTGATCAACAACACCATTTTCTTCGTCTTTGACTTTAAAGCGAGCACAGGCACAGTCAATTAGGTCAATGGCCTTGTCTGGCAACTTCTTGTCTGTCATATACTTTACGGAGTATGTCACTGAATCAATGATTGCCTGATTGGTAATTTTAACACCGTGATGCTTTTCGTAGTACTTGCGTAGTCCTTTAAGGATTTTAATAGTAGTTGCTTCACTGGGCTCATCTACAGTAACACGTTGGAATCGACGCATCAATGCACGATCCTTTTCAAAGTGTTTGCGGAATTCTTCCCATGTAGTACTGGCAATAACTTTCAGTGTGCCTTTGCTCAATGCAGGCTTTAGCATATTGGCCATATCATTGCTACCACCACTGGCCGCACCTGCACCATTCATCATATGTGCTTCATCGATGAACAGGATACAATTACCTTTCTTTTCAATAGCATTAATAATCATTTTTAGGCGTTCTTCAAAGTCGCCTCGATACTTACTACCTGCTAACAAAGAACTAATATCTAAATTATAAACAGTGTGTTCTTGAATAAATTTAGGAACAGTGCCTTCTACAATCTTACGTGCTAGTCCTTCTGCAATGGCAGTTTTACCTACACCCGGATCTCCAATTAGCATAACATTGGCCTTATTTCTACGGGCCAGTACTAACTGCATTTCTTCAAGTTCTTTTTCACGGCCAATTACAGGATCAATTTTTTTAGCCTTGGCTTTAGCAGTTAAGTTAGTGCAGAATTGACTCAGCATTTTTTCAATCTGCGGATTTCTTCCACGAATTGATTGTTCTTCTTCTTCCTTGGGAGTTTCGTGTTGTATAAAGTTTAAAAATTTATCTTTGTCAATATTTGCTTTTTTAATAAAATGTGTAGCATAGCTTTTCTTTTCAGCAAACATGCTAATGAAACAATCAATAGGCTCGATTACTTGTCTGCCAGAAAACAGTACATGTGTAAAAGCTCGATTTAATACTTTGTCAACTGTGTGAGTTTTCTTAGGTCGATCCACTTGTGGATTAATAAGATCTTTTAGTTCTTCTTCAATGAACTTTTTTACATCTTCAGTTAGTGTTTTTACGTCTGCTCCAAAGTTAGTTAATATTTTTGCAAAACTATCATTGGTACATAAGCTGTGTAGAAAATGTTCTAAGGTTATGTATTCGTGATGATGTTCACCTGCTAGGTTTACAGCAGATTCAAAAATTTGTTCTAGATCTTTGTTTGGTTGTAGCATTAATTGTTTCCTTTGTTGATATTTACAAAATTATTTGTCTGACAAGATCTTTTTGTGCTTCTGTCAAATTTGTTGGTATGGTTACGTTAATTTCTAAAAGCAATCTGCCCCTCATACGAGCATCTGACATATTAGGCATACCGTAACCTTGCACTGCTAGTATTTGTCCATCTTGTGTTCCCGAATGAACATTTACTTCTAACGTTTTATTGTCAAGTGTTTCAAATTTTACATGTTTGCCTAGTATGGCTTCAAAACAATTAATAGATAATGTTCTTACTAGATCGTCCCCTTGCCGCTGGTATATATGATGTGGTTGTATATTCACTGATAAGTGTATATCTCCTCGGGATAAATTAGAATATGTATCATCCCCCATCTCTGCAAGCCTCAGTACTGTGCCTTCTCTAATGCCTGGTGGAATTTTTACTTCCAACATTTGTTCGCGGCCCGAAGGAAGGCCAATTTGTGCCATCAACACCTTACCGTGGAAGGCTTCTTCAAGCGTAATAGTTGCCTGAAGATTCATTGTACGATTTCTTTGAGGTTGACGTGGATGGAATCCAAATGGTTGTCCGCCGCCAAACATCTGAGAAAATATATCTTCAAACCCTGGTGGCATGCCGCCGCCGCCACCTCCTCCAAAGTGGAATCCGCCGTGTTGTGGTTGCGGATTATCATACCGAGATCGTTTTTCCGGATCACTTAGCGTATCATATGCACCTTGAATTTCTTGAAACTTTTGTGTGTCTCCACCTTTGTCCGGATGATGCTGACTGGCTAATTTACGAAATGCACGTTTAATTTCATCTGGATTGGCGTCTCTGTTAACGCCTAGTGTTTGATAGTGATCTGTCATAATAGAAAAAAGGTATAGTACTTATTATAATACTATACCTTCCAAAGAAAGTCAAGAGTTTTTATTTCTTAACTGGAACCTCTGTGCCCTCTAACTTTTTATGCACTTTAATTTTTTTACATTCTTGGACAGCTTTACCATCCTTCATCACAGGCTTGCCGGCCTTATCTACTTTATCATGGCATACTTGTTTGACTTCTGCGGTTGCAAAAGCTGAAGATGCCATAAACCCTACTACTAACAATGCTAATAATTTTTTCATGATCTTTCCTTAAATTTGTGGTTGATCTGGTTGTACTGGAGCAGGTTTGCCCCCAAATCCTGTTACGACTGCTGGCCCTGTTGAAACTGGAGTTGTTCCCCAACTTGGTGCTGGTGTGAAACTACTTGCGCTGTTCCCGCCAAGTGGTTGAGAACCGAAGCCCCCTGATGTTGAACCAAATCCTGTTGAAGGTGCGCTAGGTGCTGTAAACCCGCTCGCTGATCCTGCCGCTGGTACTTGTGCTCCGCCATTGTTTGCTCCTCCTAGTTTTTCCTGTGTACGACCAAATGCCGCAATACCTAATACTGCACCCATGGCAATATGGAACAGTCCAGCACCTTGTAGTGTTAAGGGATTCCACTGAGTAATTTGAGTATGCGTTACGGTTTGCAAAAGACTCCATAATATTGGAAATACAACCATGTCCATCATGCAGACTAACATATACATCCAGCCCATTGCTGGACGCCATTTAGAATTCATCCAGTCTTCTTTTTTTGTTTCGCTAGTTACTGCTTCCGCCATAGTGTGCTCCAATTGTAGTATAGTTTTATTTATTTAAAAACAGAGTAGTACGCCCTGTAGGCTTAATACTAGACCTAATCCTGCTACAACAAAGCTACCCCAAAACAGAGGCATACTTACAGCAAGTATACTTGCAGATAATAGTACAATACTTAATTGATATGCAGTACTTGCATAACCAATCCAAGGACTGCGTAATTTTGCTTCATCGCGATCGGCTTCTAGCTGTTTAGCTTTTATTAACAAATCATTCATACCATCTTTAGGTTCATTCTGATACCGATCAGCTTTAGCACGTAATTCTTCAGCACGTTTCTTATCACCGCGATGTTCTGCATCGTCTGCGGCATATTCTGCCATAGTTTTCTTCATGCTTTTAGCTTGATAGAAAGCGTATGTGTTATTGGCACTAATGGTATTGTTTAATACCTTAGATCCTAAATTACCACCGTACCAAGCATTCACAGCCAATAATAACGCAAATACATTAATTACAAGACCTGCTTTGTCTTTGATCTTTGCTTCGCGCTCGCTTCTAGACCCAGCAGGTGGTTTAGGTGCGTCTGGATCTTTTGGGGTTTTAGTGATCAACCCTAATACTGAATCAATTAGTGCCATGTTTTTGCTCCTTAGTGTTTTTATTATGCCCCTAGAACATGTAATGCATGTTCGTAGTGTTTCTTGCGATCTTCAAGACCAATCGTGCCACCATTAATGCGTTTGGTCATTGTTAAAATATCACCATTATCGGCAAACTGATTTAGGTTGTTGCTTTCCCAGAACCAGCAAGCACTTTGCACAGCACCTTCAAATGTTGCCAAGTATTCTGGTAAATCTTCTACAGGTGTTTCAATACTATCTGCAAAATTCTGATAATTATTCTTACCCGTTAATTGGATAAGACCACGACCGCAGTATTTGTAGCCGTCGCCACTATGCTCATCACCATTACCCATACGTCCACCGTAGACACGATTAGCAATCATTTCTTGTTTGCCTGCATAAGCGGCAGCTAGATCGTCAGTTGGAAAATACTTAGGAAATACTCGGCGCAGACTTGCGGCTTTG